ATGATATTCTAAATCCAGATTTTTTAATTTGTACAACGCATAAAACACATAACGCTATACACTATGGCGATAAGAATCTACTAGCTTTACCGTTTGTTGAAAGAAATGCAAACGACACAAAACTTTGGTAGAATTAAGGATCAACAATGACGGACTTAAATAAAAAAGAGTCATTTTACTTTATGTTATTTGCATTTTTAGCATTAACTGTATTAATTAGTTCGCTATTTATTTGGTCTCAGACTCAAGAAAATTGCTGGAGTAAATATGACACAGAACAACAAGCAATTCAGGAGTGTGAACAATAATGAGTAGTATTTTACAAGATGTAAAAAAACTTTTAAATATTCCTGCTGAGTATGACGCATTTGATACAGACATAACTATACATATAAACTCTGCATTTTCCACACTGCATCAATTAGGCGTAGGAACAACAAATCCTTTTTCTATAACTGATAGTGATAGCGAATGGGTTGATTTTACACAAAGCAACACAGCAATAAACTCAGTAAAAACTTATATTTGGGCAAAAGTTAAACTAGCATTTGACCCACCAGCAACATCCTTTCACTTAGAAGCATTAAACAATATTTGTAAAGAATTAGAATATCGTTTAAATACAGAATCGGAAGCAAAACCAAATGTATAATGAAGAAACAAACACACTAATACATGCTGGTAAAAAAGGTATGAAGTGGGGCGTAAGAAAAGATAGACGATCTAGCGATGCTAAAGCCGTAGCCCCTTTGCGTAAAAAATCAGCATCAACTCTTTCTAACGACGATATTAAAAAAGTAGTAACTAGAATGCAGTTGGAAAAACAATATAGAGACATAAACCCAAGAGGAGCAAGAAAAGTAACAAGTGGATTAAGTGCCGGAAACAAAGCTGTTATATCTATTTTAGCAGTTGGAACCACAGTTAATTCGGCTATGGCTTTTGCAAAAACTCCAGCAGGACAAAAAATTAAATCGTCTATAGTTGAGAAAATATCTAAACTTAGCAATTAATAGAAAGGAGGGTTAGATATGAGTCTTTCAAATAGAGCAACTCCTAAATATTATGGAGAATTTCGAGATGCAGTTATTAGAGGAGAAATCCCAGTAAATAAAGAAATTGCATTAGAGATGAATCGAATTGATGATCTTATAGCTAATCCTAATTTTTATTACGACGAAACAGCGATTGACGGTTTTGTTAAGTATTGCGAAAACGAATTAACCTTAACTGATGGTGGCGATTTACATTTGCTAGATAGTTTTAAACTATGGGCAGAAGCCGCACTCAGTTGGTTTTATTATGTGGAAAGAAGCGTTTACGAACCTGGAGACGATAACCACGGCGGTAGATACGTCAGACGAATGATTAAAAAACGCCTAGTTAGTAAGCAGTACCTGATTGTTGCTCGAGGAGCAGCTAAATCGATGTACGCTATGGCCATGCAAAGCTACTTCTTAAACGTAAACACATCTACCACACACCAAATAACCACAGCACCAACCATGAAACAAGCCGAAGAAATTATGTCTCCTTTTAGAACAGCTATCACGCGCGCGCGAGGACCCCTGTTTAAATTCTTAACAGAGGGGTCTTTACAAAACACAACTGGTGCAAAGTCTAATAGATTAAAATTAGCTTCGACTAAAAAAGGTATTGAAAACTTTTTAACTGGCTCTTTGCTTGAAATTAGACCGATGTCTATCAATAAACTTCAAGGACTTAGACCTTTCTTATCTACTATCGATGAATGGTTGTCTGGAGACATTAGAGAAGACGTAGTTGGTGCAATTGAACAGGGAGCTTCTAAACTAGATGACTATTTAATTATTGCCATGAGTTCAGAAGGTACTGTTCGAAACGGAAGTGGTGATACAATCAAAATGGAACTAATGGACATTTTAAAAGGTGACTATTACAACCCACACGTATCAATATTTTACTACAAGCTTGACGAATTAGAAGAAGTTAATGATCCATCTATGTGGCTAAAAGCTAATCCTAATTTAGGAAAGACTGTGAGCTACGAAACCTATCAACTAGATGTTGAAAGAGCTGAAAAAGCTCCAGCTTCAAGAAACGACATCTTAGCTAAACGCTTTGGTATACCTATGGAAGGTTACACCTACTTCTTTACTTACGAAGAAACACTACCTCACAGAAAACGTGAATTTTGGAAGATGCCTTGCTCTTTAGGAGCCGATCTTTCACAAGGAGACGACTTTTGTGCTTTTACTTTTATGTTCCCATTAAGTGATGGATCTTTTGGTATTAAAACTAGAAGCTACATCTCTTCTTTAACTCTTATGAAACTACCTGGAGCTATGCGCATCAAGTATGATGAATTCTTAAGAGAAGGAAGCCTACAAGTATTAGAATGTACTGTTTTAGACATGATGGAAGTTTATGAAGACCTAGAACATTTTATTGCAGACAACGAGTACGACGTTAGATCTTTTGGATTTGACCCTTATAACGCAAAAGAGTTTGTAACTAGATGGGAAGGCGAAAACGGTCCTTTTGGAATAGAAAAAGTTATCCAAGGTTCTAAAACAGAGTCTGTACCACTTGGTGAACTAAAAGCACTTTCTGGTGAAAGAATGCTTGTGTTTGACCAGTCACTAATGTCTTTTGCTATGGGTAATGCTATTACTTTGGAAGACACTAATGGTAACAGAAAATTATTAAAAAAGAGACAAGATCAAAAAATTGATAATGTCGCGGCAATGATAGATGCATATATTGCCTATAAGTTAAATAAAGAAGCCTTTGAATAGGAGGAAATAAAAGTGACAAACGAAGAAGCAAACTTCATCATGCATGCTGGTAAAAAAGGTATGAAATGGGGAGTAAGAATGAAGCAAAGAAACGAAGCAATTAGAACTGCTAGAGTAAAAAGCGCGGCTGTAGATGATGAATTAAACAGAAGCGCTTCAGCTGCAAAATCCCTTAACAAGTACGCACCTGGTTCTGCCAGTGCTCGTGTTGCTGAGAAAAGAGCAGATAGAGCAGCAGATGCTTGGTTGAAAGATCCAAATACTGCAATGGCGGCAAAACTTACTAGCGGAGAAATAGCGGCCGTTTCAATTCTAGGTGCTGCTGCAGCTACAGCATATACAGCTATTGCTATAGCTACAAATAAATAACATTACTAGATAGGAATAAAACATGGCACCATCATTTAGTAATCGCATAAAGCATGCTTGGAACGCATTTACAAATGACAAAGTTTCAAGAAACATGACATATTTAGATACTGGTGGTAGTTACGGTTTACGTCCAGATAGAGTAAGACTCAATCTTTCAAATGAACGTTCTATCATATCGTCTATATATACAAGAATTGGAATTGATATTTCATCTGTAGATATTAGACACGTTAGACTAGATGAAAACAATAGATATCTTTCACCTATAAAAAGCGGTTTAAATGATTGTTTAAGCTTAGAAGCCAACATTGATCAATCAGCACAAGCATTTAAACAAGACGTAGCTATGTCTTTGTTAGACAAAGGTATTGTAGCTATTGTTCCAGTTGAAACAAGTTTAAATCCATTAAACACCGCTAGCTATGACATTAAGTCGTTAAGAGTTGGTGAAATTTTAACTTGGTATCCAAAACACGTACAAGTGAGAGTATATAACGATTTAAACGGTAAAAAAGAAGACATAACTCTTCCTAAATCTTTAGTTTGCATTATTGAAAACCCTCTATACGCAGTTATGAATGAACCAAACTCTACACTTCAAAGATTGATTAGAAAATTAAATCTATTAGACGCTGTGGATGAACAAAGCAGTTCTGGTAAATTGGATTTGATTATTCAATTACCGTATGTTATAAAATCAGAAGCAAGAAGGTTACAAGCTGAAAGCAGAAGAAAAGATATAGAAGAGCAATTGAAAGGATCACAGTACGGCATTGCCTACACTGACGGAACCGAAAAAATTACTCAACTAAATAGACCTGCTGAAAACAACATGCTTGCCCAGATTGAGTATTTAACAAACATGTTGTACGGTCAACTAGGCCTTACTGCAGAAGTAATTGCTGGAACAGCAGATGAAAAAACAATGTTAAATTATCACAGTAGAACAATCAAACCGCTACTGATAGCTATAACACAAGGTATGAAAAGAACCTTTTTATCTAAAACAGCAAGATCTCAAATGCAATCTATTGAATTCTTTAGAGACCCATTTGAGTTAGTTCCTGTAGGTTCAATTGCTGACATTGCAGATAAATTTACTCGAAACGAAATTCTATCGTCAAACGAAATAAGATCTATTCTAGGGTTTAAACCTTCAACTGATCCTAAAGCGGATGAACTTATAAACAGTAACATACCAGAACCGACGGTTGAACCAATGGTTGAACCATCATACACAGAAGATACAAACCAAGAACCACAAGTATAGAAAGGAAACTTCAAAATGGAAGCAGCTGACTTTAGTGGTTACGCATCTAAAGCGGGTTTGCGATGTTCTGATGGACGTACTATTCTTGCGCACGCGTTTAAACAACAAGACGGAACTAAGGTACCTCTTGTTTGGCAACACATGCACAACGATGCAAGTAACGTTCTAGGACACGCATACCTAGAGAACCGTGAAGATGGCGTATATGCCTACGGATTCTTTAACGACGAAGCACAAGCTCAAGTAGCTAAAGGCCTAGTTAAACATGGCGATATTGAGGCACTCTCAATTTATGCAAACAAACTTGTACAAAAAGGCGCTGACGTCTTGCACGGATCAATCAAGGAAGTAAGTCTTGTATTGGCTGGAGCAAACCCAGGTGCATTTATTGACAACGTTAACATTTCTCACAGTGATGGGTTTACACCACTTGAAGATGAAGCAATTATTTATACTGGTCTCACTTTAGAGCATCAGGATATTACACCTAAACAAGGAGATAACGTGGCAGAAACCGCAGTTACAAACACCGAAGTAGTAGCTCACGCTGCTGCTCCTGCTGCAGAAATGACCGTCAAAGATGTATTTGACAGCATGTCTGAAGAGCAAAAAAACGTCGTATATTATATGATCGGCGAAGCACTATCAACAGACTCAGAGTCAATGGCGCAGTCCGACGAAGACGATAACCACATCCAACACGAC